AGCATGGTAGTTTGGCTGAGATGAAGAATCTCCATGTATTTAGGGACATTTAACGCACAAAATGCTTTCTTGCCGTCACCGTACCACTTACATTCTGCCCAACCAACCATGTCACCACGACTATCAGGGTCATTACCATTGTGAAACCAACCATCAAGCCTATACTTTTTAAGATTTGGTGACTGCTTGTACTGACAACCTAGTATCTTTGACATTGCCGCCAGTAACCTTTGCTCCTTTGATCTGTCTGCTGATGTTTCTCGCATCTTAATCATATTAATATCCTTTTATTATGACCCGTTTTCGCCACAGGTGGGTCAGTCCTGCTAACAGGCTACAGGAAGCCTTGGCTAGAAGGGAATATCTTCTGTGATTGGGGCAGAGTTAGATTGTACTGGCGCTGACTCTCCATCAGTGTAGAAAACTTTAACATTACCCAATATAGGAGTCTGGACACCTTTCTCTCGCTCTTCTTTGTCTACACTTTGACTGATAAAGCCGTTGTTTTCATACTGATCTTGCTCGGCAGTGTCTACAAACGTGGTAAGGTCTAGGTAAGTACCCTTTTCACCCTTATATAAACGCTCTTTGTCGATCTTTGTTACATCAATTCGTACCGATAATCCTACTTTCATTTTAAATTCTCCGTTTCATTTACAATAATATCAACGGCCTTTTGTACTTCAGCCGCCAACTTCTCTATGTACTCATCATCACGTTCCACTCTTAAGATAAGGTGGGGTATAGTTTCAGAGTACGCCATTAAATCGAACCACTTAACACCAGTAACCATCATGCAACCCATGACTTGGTGTTTATATTTGCTGATAAACGATTTATTGTTACGATGATAGCCTATCAGGTTGGAATCAGTCGGGCATTTTATCTCTAGCCCTCCCTCAAAATTGCCATCGCTATCTTTAATAATACCATCTGGACTGCAACCAAACTCTTCTGAATCGTCTAGTATAAACCCATATTCTGTAACTTCTTGCTCAGTTACAAACTCATACATCTCTCTAGCTTCAGGTTCTAGCCTTGTACCCCTTTCCATGTGCTCATTCACGTAAACAGGAGCACGAACACCAGTTAATCTCTCAGCTATCAACTCATTTATGTAACCATCAGCCTGAGAACTAGCCTTCCCTGCGGAGGTAATTAGTTTATTGAACATGGAAGCAGAGGGTCTACCCAATCTTGAGGCAAACCACTCGTCACTCCCTTGTTCGTGGTCTAGGATAATCATTTTGATTCGGCCTCATAAAACCCCTGCTCCCACTTTTCTCCGATAGTCCAGCCGTTCCAAACAAAACTAGGGACTTTAGGGGTGCCGTCCTTTTTTAAAAGGTGCAACTGTCTCAACATTACGGTTGCCCTATATATCGGAGCAAGGCGTTTTTCAGACCGATATTCTGTAAGTTCTTCATCAGTAAAAAGGTGCTTGTTGTCTCGCACAAATTTATTTAAAGACCTAAACCTGTAGTGTTTTCCTCGCTTTATGAACCACCAGTCTTTGCAATTATGGTTAGTTTCTGAAGCACCATTTAATCCATCTATGGGATTTGGTACGCCCATTAAAGCCCTTGAGATTTTTGCTCTGTATTCTGGTGTTTTTTGAATATCAGATAAAGCAACTCTAATGTTATTTTTATGCTCTTCTGTAAGCGGAATTCCCAAGCGATATTTGCCCATTGCTTGTTTAGTTTCTTCGCTGTGTTTCCATCCTTTTTTAGGCATTAGGATCTCCTCCACTCATTTTGAATCTCCTTTTGCATTCAGTGCCGCAACAGCTTTAGAGTAATGAACAGCTAACATCTCATCGACTGAGGTTGCTTTGAAGTGCTTTAGAAAGACTTTAACATCTACCCCATGCTCTTCGATTAGCCCTTTGATCTCTTTAGACTGATCCTCAGACACTACAGCATTTTGTACAGCTTGCGGCAAGTCTTCCCCTGCGTATATGTAAGCGCCTAGTCCATGCATGGCAATAGCTTTAACTAAACAGCGCATACGAGCATCAGAAATGTCTCTGGATGTAGGATTAGGAACAGCTTTATTCCTATTATCCATAACTGGTAGCCACATAGAGTGTGTTTTCTCCTTCACTGTGACCGATACATTGACTTCACAAGTACCATTCTCAAGAAAGGAAGGAGGACAGTATGTGTAGCTTGAGTCAGGGTAGTGTTCCATCAAAGTAGACCACGCCCATGCCCATGACAGGTAAGACAGGTTGCCTTTCTTCTCTACGTGTTTACTGCAATCTATTGCTGATAATGTTTTCCATGTACTCATTCTGTTTCCTCCAGTTCTTTTAAATAAGTTTTAATATTTTTTTTAAGGTTTGCTATGATGTCAGACATATCATCAAAAGAAATATCACAATAAAGTGTTGGGATTGGGAAAGATATTTGAAATCCTTTCTCCTCAAATACATCACAAAAACCTCGTATCAATGCAATACCTCCATCTCCATCAGCGTATAAACAACAAGGCGTATCATCCCAAAAATATATTAATTCAGGAGAAAAACTTTGTGACCACTTAATAAATTCTTCTTCATCCATTTCAATACGATCGAGCAAATCTTGTTTAGTCATTGTTCGCTCCTCGCTGTAGCATTCATCTCTAGGTTGTATGCCTTACCATAACCTTGTTCGTAAGAATCTGATTGATTAGGCAAAGCATCATAGCCTGCTATTCTATCGTACTCTCCACGATCATAGTCATTTAGATCATTCATATCATCCATGGCTTTTCTCCATATTCTTTACCCATCGAGCCTCTATAACCTTGGCTTTCTTCTCGCGCTCACTCCAAAACCAGTCATCATTCTTCTGATCGGGGTCTATTGGCTGTCCTGCAAGTCTTGAATAAAAATCATCTAAATCATCTGGACATTGTATTGGATTGTCTCTCATGTCGATTTCCTCTTTTTGTTGTTTGTCATAGTATAATGGACTAGGGTTAACTAGATGTCAACAAAAGTTTGACTAGAGATTAAAATTAATTTACAGTTCGCATTCACTACTAAGGAGTTAACATGGACATCAACAAATCAATCGATCATTTTATGTATGAGTTACGTTTAAATCAAAGTCAGCTTGCAGTCAATGCAGGGTTGGACATTGCTACACTAAGTTTAATCAGAAACAACCACCGATCTCCCAATATGAAGACGCTAACTAAACTGGCTAGTGCTTGTGAAGTTAAGGTATCAGAGTTCATTGCGGTAGGTGAGTAATGGAGAAGCCATCCTATTTTGCTATTCTGACTGCTGATGTGCGGTATGACAAGACATTGAAGCCACTGGCTAGATTGTTGTACGCAGAAATTACCGCATTATGTAACAAGGAAGGCTACTGTTGGTCTAGTAATCAATACTTTGCTGATCTCTATGAGGTAGACCCTAAGACAGTTAGTGGTTGGATAGGACAACTTAAGACAAAAGGATACATTACAGTACAACTTGAATACAAGGAAGGTACTAAGCAAGTCCTGAAAAGATACATAAGAATCAACGAGGGGGGTATGGATAAAATAATGGATACCCTCCCCATTAAAAAATGTATACCCTCCCCACAAAATAATGGATACCCTCCCCATAAAATAATGGAGGATAATAAGACAATTAATAATACATTTAATAATACAACTAATAAGGGGACTCGTTTCACTCCTCCCAGTGTTGATGAAGTTAATGATTATTGTAATCAAAGAAACAATTCAGTTGATCCACAAACCTTTATTGATTTCTATCAAGCAAAGGGATGGATGGTAGGCAAGAACAAGATGAAAGATTGGAAGGCTTGTGTGAGAACGTGGGAAACTAACCGTAAACAACGATCTAAACCTCGAAAAGAAGGGACAATAAAAGATAGAACTATTGAAGATTCACTAACAGACACATCATGGGCGAATTAATTATGAAACACGATAGCAGAACAATTTTAATTGAGTACAAGGGTAAAAATCCCAAGCTAACATCAGGTACATTCTACAGCAGGGACGAGTTAGCTAAAGCATTTGGCGTATCTAAAACATTTATATGCGAACGGCTGAGATACAAGGCAACTGCTAGAGACAGTAACTTTAAGAAAATTAAGCGCGTTCAAACACAGTTTAATGGCAATCAACATCAACAAAAATTAATGACTTTTGTAGGGGATGATGCTCGTTTTAATGCAGGAGAGAAATACACAATTAAAAAATTAGCTGAGATTACTGGTCTTAAACCAAATGCGTTAAGCAAAAGGATAGGTAAGGCTACTACGTTTAGTAATCACCATGTAAGACCAATATCTAAAGCTGTAAATAAAACCCACTTTGAACCACAGTTAGCGAGTAGCGTATTTGAAAGCCACGCTGAATTTATAAGTGCACAATGGTTAAGAAGGAAACTCTAATGGGTGAAGCGTACACAGTAAACACTGAACAAAAGAAAGAATTGTTTAAGAAGTTTGTTGATGAGTTGTTTGAGGACAAGCAGTACATTACTTTTCGGTACACGTTTGGTAAACCGCGATCACCAAAGCAACAAGCGGCACTGGAAGTGTACTTCAGAGAAGCGGCTAAGAAACTAAATGATGCAGGAATCTACCACCAGATGAACAGTAAGTTTATGAAGGATAATATCGAGATACCGTGGACACAAGAATCATTTAAAACATTCTGGAAGCAGATTCAAAACACCATGTATGACATAGAATCTACTACTGAGATACACTCTGATAAAGTAGCTAAAGTATATGATGCTATCAATCGGGGTTTAGTTGAGCGAACAGGGATACACATACCGTTTCCCTCCAAAGACATGACTGATTAGGAGTTAACATGGATACTTTATTAGGCATTGTATGGCTTATACTAATGGGATTACTTATCAAAGGTTACTGGGATATGGTCAGTGATGAACAAAAAGAATGGGAAAAGAAAAACAAACGCTAGGGTATACTCCGTGAAGGGTTCTAGAAGGGCGATTAAAGGGCTTGTAGAGCTTTCTAAGCGCGTTTAGGTATAAATATGATCTACCCTACAGGGTATGGTAAAATGAGGTTATTTATGGCTGTAACATTACGTTCTAAGTGTTTGACTGCAATCCAAAAGTTAGCAAGGATTTCAGCGGCAGATGAATATGGACTGGTTCAGTGTGTATCTTGCGACAAGAGGATGCACTGGAAAGACTGTGATGGTGGTCACTACATAGCTAAGGGGAGTAGTTCGTACTGGGCATTAGAGGTTGAGAATGTCCACCCCCAGTGTAAAGGATGTAATGCTTTTGGTATGTCCAAGGGTAGTGCTGAAGGACAGTACACGCTATGGATGATTGATATGTACGGTGAGGACTTTGTTAGGCAGATGCACCAAGACAAGAGAAAGATTAAGAAGTTGTACACTGCTGATTACAGGGATATGTTGAAAGAGTTTAATGATTTAATTAAATACCATGAGGAAAGATTGTTATGACTAATGGATTTTTAAACGATTTACGGAACAAAGCCATTGAGTTAAAGATGCATCATGTTCCAGTACAGATGGATTCTATCTTTGAGGCTGTGCTGTATGGCTCTGCCCTGCCTGCTTATGCAGTAGAAGAGATAGATTTAATCTGGTCTGAGGTAGAGGCTGAACAAGAGGCTCTTGCTGAACCGCCAACAGATGAAGAATTAAGGTTGCATCACCCTACGTTTAGTGTAGAATAGATGCTGTGTTAATGAGTTACACAACCCCCTAGTATTCGTGCGCTAACACGATTACTAACTCTTAGGACTCGTGCTCGAACACGATTACTAAAATATAATTTTCTATTTCATGTGTGTTACCTAGTGTTGTTTTGCCCCTTCGGGGGCTTTTTTTGGTATAATCAAAGCATGGAAAAGAAGAGTCTTTTAAAAAGAATTGGCGTATCTGGTTACAATAAACCTAAGCGTACACCTAACCATCCTACTAAGTCCCACGTTGTTGTCGCCAAGTCTGGTAGTCAGGTAAAGACTATTCGCTATGGACAACAGGGCGTATCAGGTGCAGGCTCTAATCCTAAGTCAGCTAAACAGAAGGCTAGACGTAAATCATTCAAGGCTCGACACGCTAAGAACATTGCCAAGGGTAAGATGTCTGCGGCATACTGGGCTAATAAATCTAAATGGTAGGGGAATCAAATGCCACAAGGTAAGGGTACATACGGAAGTAAGGTAGGACGACCAAAGAAAGTAAAAGCGAAACGCGCACGTTCTATGCCGCTAGACAAAGAGCAAGCTGAAAAAGCTATACAGGCTTTGCGTGATGAGGCAGGCAGAAAGAAGTACCGTAAAAAGAAATCAATGTTGAAGAAATAATGAAAGGTTTATACGCAAACATACACGCTAAGAGAAAAAGAATAGCCGCTGGTTCTGGTGAGAAGATGCGTAAGGTTGGGTCTAAAGGCGCACCTACAGCCAAGGCATTCAGGAAGTCTAAGAAGACAAGTTTGCTTAGTAAGTCCAGATAACAGGCATACCCTGTCTTGTGTCTACATGGATGAAGGTCTTAGCCACACCTATACCATTGAAGCCCATTGACTGAGCGTTCTTGATTATCTGGTACGCTTCGTTACCGTTATTGATTTTAATGTCACTGGCTATCCCTTGTCCATGGGTTCCGACCTTTGACTTTCTAGCTTCGATGCTGTGTGTCTTATCCCTGTAACCACTGGTGATGATAAACGGAAATCCGCATACATGACGCAACTCATCCAGCTTATCCATAAAATCAGAACACATCTCATTGTTGCCTGTCTCCTGACAATCAAAGTCTTTTAACTTGAAGTATCTCATTTGTCTCTCTGTACGCCCTTAGCCTTCTCTACAGTTCTCATAGCACCAAGACCTAGCATACCCATAAGAACAGGCATCATCTCAGATAAAGAAATAAGGGGTATTGCTACCTCAGACTCAGACAATGCTAATGCAAAGTTAGCCATAGGAATTAAGATGAAGTTCCCTGCCATGCCGATTGCACATATCCAGCCGACTGCGGGCCGCCAGCCTGCGACAAACATATTCTTATGTGCCGCCTCTACCTTGTTTACTTCTAGCTGTCCCTTAGCAAGCTCCTGAGCGTGTCTCTCTGCCATTGTAGCAATCTGGTGAGCCAAGACATTACTCTGATCTTTATCTTGTATAAACTTATCAAGAAGCCCTGCTATTGGATTGATCAGGCTATGCAGTATATTCATTTTGATTTTCTATTAACTATCTCTTGTACGGTTTCAGATTCGTAAATTCTAATACCCAACCAGATAATAGTAAATATACTAGCGATAGGTGGCAACCAAGCGGCTAAAGAAAGTATTCCTGTTGAAGCCGCGAGTACGTCCAGTGTATCTTTTGATTGTTCGTCCAGCATGGTAAGTTCCTTTTATTTCTCTGACATTGCCTGAGTTGTTTGATAACGGAAGAAGATGCCGCCCATTCCGAATAGGATACTAGCTAACATAATAGTTTCAGCAGATAGGTTAAGCTGTAGGACGTAGACCTGTAGAGCCGCTAAGGTTACACCAAAGACTTGCCATCTGTTGCTACGGCTACGCCAGAATTGTTTTAGTTTGTCCATGATAAGTTCCTTTTATTGTTGTAACATTGCTCACGTTGTTTATTAATTAGGCTATCTAATTCCATGCACTTTTTAACAGTTTGATCCATCAATGGTGTATGGTTGTTGCAGTATCCTACTTTCTTTCTTACGGTGTGCTGTCCTTTAACGCCATAGGCACTGTCTTCTTCAGGATACTTTGGCTTTACGTTGCTTGTGTTGTGAATAAACGGCTCCCAACCACAAAACTCGTATATACCTTTTAATGTTTGTGCTGTGTCTTCAACTAAATTTTTATATGAAACAAATAAAAAACGACTACTATCGTTTTGGTTTGCAGAATATACTCCAGCAAGCGATCTCATTACAGGCTCGCTGTTTGGTAACAACAAATCCTGTTCTTTTTTTTCTGTGTAAAAATCATTTGCTTTGTAAAGTTTTACAAACGACCTTACAATTTCTACTATAGGGCGAACCAAAACAATTACCTTAGTGTCCTTACCCACAAAATCATCAATCATCTGTATATTATCTGGCAAAGTCCATGATCTACACTTATCTACAACAATACTTTCTTTTGGATCGTTTCCTTTGTAATAAGAATGAGGCAGTTGAGAAACTATATCTTTTACGTTATGCAGTCTATTGTTTGCTGTTAACTGCTCTTTAGCAGAATGTTCGCATGACTGCTGAGTGTCCCACATGATTTGGCATAACCCAGAGTTTCCTTCTGCATGGATTGCAGGGTTCTGAGACAGTAATGCGGAAAGCAAGGTAGACCCTGTTCTCGGCAGTCCACTCAAACAAACCATTTGGTCAAAAGATTTAATCTTTCATGTCCTCTAATTCTACCCACTCTTGGTTGTCTTCATCCCACTCATGTACGCCTTCCTCTGGATAGGGTACAGGTGATTCCCATAAACAAGTATCTTCGTTTAGTGTCCAGCTTGGGTAAGGTTGGGGAGGTATGAAAGCATCTCTTTCCTCATCGTAAGTGTCTCCAGCCCCAGCATAGTTTTTTCGTAGCCCCTCGCCACCGTCAGCATAACTAACTTCAATAGGTACAGTTACGATATTTCCGTCTTCGTCTGGCCTCTCTTGATCTTCAAAGCGAAAAGAAAAATGCTGGCCTCCATGCGTATTGTATGATGTCTTTACCCAAGTACCTTCAAGGCCATTAATAAAATCTTGTTCGGCAACAATGACTTGCTCAACAAGTCCGCTAACTACTTTTGCAAAATGTGCCATATTTTATGATCCTGTATTAAATGTGCCAGAGCTTGTAAACGTATGGTAGGTATACCCTCCGCTTGCGGTAATTGTTCCACCAGTACCCCTTTGCGCTCCAGAGTATCTAATAATTATTACGCCAGAGCCTCCATTACTACCAATAGCTTGCGTATGGCTTGGTACATTAATAGACCCACCACCACCGCCACCACCAGTATTAGCGGAACCAGCGGAAGAGGCAGTAGTGTAACCCGAACTAAGAGTGCCTCCTCCTACACCGCCACCACCTTGGCCCGCGCCACCTGGCAAATTTGTGCCATTGTATGAGCCAAAGCCACCACCACCACCACCTGCTCTTTTAACATTATCTAGCCACGCAGTACCATTACCGCCTCTTCCAGAAAAAAGATTACCCGATATCATACTAGCATCGACTCCATCTTCACTATCACCGCCACCGCCACCTGCCGCACGAGAGCCACTTCCTACTGAATTATAGAGAGAGCCTCCACCATCACCACCTTGAGATCCAGTACCTCCAGATGATCTAGCATTTGTCGAAGCATTAACTCCTGCACCACCACCACAGCCACCATCACTCATATTTCCGTAACTAGACCCATAAAATTGCGCTTCACCAGCACCACCACCATATCCAGTCATATCTGTTATTCCAGAACCAGAAAATGATGAGTTTGATCCTTGAAGACCGCCAACTATGTTAACTCGTTGAGAGCCGCCAGCCCCAATAAGACAAGAAAAATTTGTATTTTCTGGAGGGGTTATTTGTGTTTGCGTTTCCATGCCTCCTGCACCACCACCCCCAGCGGCATAATACCAACCACCACCGCCACCACCACCACCTATTACTAGGATATCGAGTCGGTAAGGAAGTTCTGCCACTGCAATGCTATATGATTGCTCTGCAAATGCTCCTTTATTGTCAGTAACTCTGACAACAACAGACTCAGAACCTACGCTAGAGGGAGTCCATGCAATCAAACCAGAACCGCTAATGGTCATGCCAGTAGGCTTAGTAGGCAAAGTATAAGTCAAGGAGCCGCCTTCAGGGTCAGTGGCTTGCACTTGATATGAATAGGCAACAGTTTCAGTTGCAGTAGTAACTGGACTGCTAGTGATAACAGGAGCCAAATTTCTTGGCCCACTACCAACAGCCTTGCCTATAGAGAAGACACTTACATTAGCGCCAATCATCACACCACCATTGCATGAATGCCAGTGGCAGTAGTACCTGTAGCTAGGACTCTATTTACAGAGCAGATCAGATAAAAGTTATCAGGCACAGCTATTGTGCGAGACACCCCATATCTGTTGTGGAATGTGACGTTCCCTGCTCCTGTGATGTATAGGCCAATAGCAGTGTTGCCAGTGCCTACGTTATCTGCACCGTTAGCAGGAGTTACTGGAACCATATCGTAAACGCTACCGTTAAGTTGACCGCCTACACCTTCAAATGGATTTGACATTTTAAACCTCTTTTTAAATAGTATCCATATTTACATTATTAGTAGATACGGAGTTGGTTGCTAAATTTGTTGATGCAGTATTGCCACTTAAAGTGTTATTGCTTAAATTAATTTTATTACTAGCAGAATCTATATAAACGCCATAAGTAGCAGTAGCTAAATTAACATAATTGTTTTGCACTGAAGTCCTTTCAACATCAATAAAAATAATCCCAGTATTGACTGACGAGCCTGCTCCGTAAATTTTGTTCCCTGTCACCAAACAACCGCTACATTGTCTAAGACCTATACCATAACTTGAAGTTGATTCGCTTAGGTGAATATTGTTGTTGTTGATATTGTTGTTAGCTCCATGCCTGTTGAAAATACCATAAGTTACAGGGCCAACAATATTGTTATTAGATATGACAGCATTGCCGTAGCGGTTAATAATTCCATAACCTGTAGGATTTTTAACAATATTATCACTAATCACAATGTTTGCTACAGTTCCAAACTGGCAATCAATTCCGCTAACAGTAGTTCCTTGTACTAAATTTTGTGTGCCATCAACTACGTTGTTACTAATAATAATTTCTCCAGCAGAGCCAGAGCCTAGATCAGCAACATATATTCCTGCATTACTTAAAACATTTCCTAGAATAGTAACGTTATTAACAGGAGAAGACGTTTGCCCTCCATATACAAAAATACCATAGCCTAAACAATTATTAATTACATTACCAGTCACAGTAACATTGTTAATGGTTTCTTCGACTTGAAAGAACCCTTCTGTTTTGTTGTTACCATCACAAGTATTGCCTGAAAAAACTACGTTGTCTGTGCCTAAATCAATCTTTACAACACCATCTAGTATGTTAGGGTTTGGTGCGGCAGTAGTGTTTTGGCTAAAAGTATTGTTTGAAATAATTACGTCTTTAACTATTTTTCCTGATCCACCTTGCGTCAAAATTAATAGTCTTGGGCCTTCAAAATAATTACCAGAAATAACAACATCATTACTTCCTTTCGCTGAAGTTTCTCTAACTCTAACAGCCGAAGTATTACCAGCAAGGTCTCCATCTTCAGAAGTAAATGTATTGTCATATATTCTTATTCTATCGCTTCCATCGAAAGTGAGCATAGAGGCGGCAGTGGCTACGTCTGTATCATAGATAAAAGACAACCCTTTTACTGTTACATCTTCTTTTCCTGAAATGTTAAAGATAGTATTATTAGTAACAGAGGTAGGTGTACTGCCATTAATAACTGCGTTTCTTGAACCAAACAAACTAGTATTTGATTTTACTGTCAGTGTACTTTTTACAATGTAAGTACCATCAGGAAAATAAATATTACCTTGTTGATTTAAGGCAAGTTGTAAAGCAGAGCTATCATCAGTCACTCCATTACCTACAGCACCAAAGTCTTTAACATTGACTGACGCGCCCTCGATCATTCTATTTCTTGCTTTCGTTAAAGCCATGTTAATAATACCTTATATTTTATTTAGCAACCCAACCAGTACCGCCTGTGCCAGACCCTTTAATGTATAAAGATGTGGTAGCACCTCCGTCATTCCGATACCAAACCGAACCTACCCCAGCGATTACTGCACCTTCAGGAGTACCTGATCCAGAACCCTCGTAATGGATAGGAAACTTAGTAAAGTCTAATTGTGCTATGTTATCTGTTCTAAAGTTATCTTTAACTATACCTGTACTTGGTAATGTTTCAGCAGTAGATAATTGAGAAATCCAATACGCCTTATAGCTAGTGCCGACTACGTTAGTCACTGTAATGCCTTGGGTTTGATACCAACTAACAACACCTCGATTAGAAGCGGTATCTGCCGCGCCTTTTGTATCGTAAGTCTTCACGTTATCAATACAAACATTGCGCGAATCTTCTGAGTAAACAGCAGACTTATATGTCTCGTAGAACATAGAGTTATGGACTGTAATTGATCGAGAGTCTTCAATACCCACACCGTTTCTCTTAGCAGTTCTAATAGTAGCGTTGTTGATTACTACATTGCCTGCTTCATGTAATTGAATACCATCTAACTCAGAAGTGTCAGAAACAATGTTGTTTAAGTTGATGTCATGGGTGCAGTATTTAACTACTGGAGTACCGCCAGTTGCTGTATTAGAAACTGACGTATAAGTGCAAGTAGGAGTACCCGCTAAAGTCCCAGCAGAAGGAAGGGTACTTGTCCCAGACAAACGCCTAGCAGTTAAAGTTGATCCTACATAGCTTTCTGCTACAAGTGTTATCCCGCTAATTGTATAAATGTTACCAACAATAGGAGTGCCAGTGTTAATTACAAAATCAAATACTGCCGCATCTTCAGAGATATACTTAATAGTATTGCCGCTAACACTGTATATTGGGAATGATCCGTTAAACCCTGCAACATTAGCGCCAGACATATTAATCCAACCATCAGCAGTAAACAGTGTGCCTGATATGGCTGTTCCTAAATCAACAGTAACCATTCTTACTGTGACGTTAGATGTGCCAGTAGGTGCTACGTTAATAACCTCATCTGCCGCAGTGACGTTAGTGCCGCCACGAGTAAAGCTAACAGTGTTCTCTGCCCTAAATCCATAACCACAGTTAATTGCACTACAGTTAGTCAGGTTAGTGTTTCTTTGCGGAGCGTGTATTCTAAATCCCATGTTAGAGCAGTCTCGAACAAAGCAGTTAGTTAGCTGTGCGCCAGTGTTATACGCTAGAGTAATACCGTTACCGTAGTTGTTACCATCTGCACGACAGTTAGACATAGCTAACTCAGGGGCTAAACAATAAAAACCATTGTCATACGTCCAGTTAAAAGCATTACAAGCGTCAACAACAATCTGTTCTCCACCAATATAAAACCCTGTAGCACAAGAGTTAGTTGAACAACCACGCATATAAGTATATGCAGTATCAATTAATATTCCTCTTGGAACTCCAGCATTACCATTTTGATTCCATGAGGTTGCGTTATATACAGTGCAATCGAATATAGAATTTTGTGACTGGGAATTAAACCCTGTACGAGTCCCAGTAATTACAAAGCCACACCAACCGTCTTTAAAGTAACAATCCCTAATACGTGATCGACTAGCATACTTAAAGTAAACACCGCCAATTCCTTTGTTAGTGGTTACTGCACCATCAGCAATAGGAGTAGACCTTTGCCCGTGAAATGCAATATTCTCAACGTGCATTGAATCATTGCCATCCGCATCATTATCAAAGTATGCTTGATTTTCAAGAATTGATGTATGCATTCCTGACAAAGTTGTACCGTTACCACCCTCTTTTAGAATAGTAGCTTCAATACCATCACCATATAGCTTGGTATTAGACTTTATTCTTAGGGTAGTGTTAATTAGATAAGTGCCACTAGGAATATACACCTGACCTTGCAAGTCTAACGCGGCTTGAATAGCGGCACTGTCATCTGTAGTACCATCGCCTTTAGCTCCAAAGTCTTTGACGTTAGAAATGGCTGTAGTAGTAATTACTC